TAAAATAGACTTAAAAGCTAGTGCTAAAGCAAAGTTAATTGCAGGAGAAGCATTAACTGAAGATGAAGCTAATACAATAGTATTATAAACTTAAAGGCTAGGTAGAAATATCTAGCCTACAAAATTCACACAACAACAAATTATAGGAAATAAATAAATGACAAAAGCTAGAAATATTGCAGATTTACTAGATGCAAATGGAGATGTCAAAACAGCAAGTTTAGACAATGTTCCTGCTAGTAATGATGCAAGTGCTTTAACTACTGGAACTCTAAATAACGCTAGATTACCAAGTAATATAAGTGATGGTGGTACTGAAGGTACTAAAATTGCTACAGGTACTACAGCACAAAGAGGGTCTACAACAGGTCAGATTAGATTTAATTCTACAACAGGATTAGCAGAATATTATACTGGTACTGCTTTTAAAAGTATTGATAGTCCACCAACAGTTTCATCTATTGATGTTACAGAAGTTGCTAGTGATGGTGGTGGAAATCAAACAATAGTTATAACTGGTAGTGGTTTTGGTTCTGGTGCTATCGTTACATTTGTTGGAAATGCAGGAACAAATTTTAACGCATCAACTGTAACAGTAGATAGTACAACACAAATTACAGCAGTTGCACCTAAAGCATCATTTTTAAATGCTCAAGAGCCTTATGGTGTTAAAGTACAAAATACTTCTGGTTTATCAGCAACACTTGCTAGTCAAATTAATGTAGATAGTTCTCCTAGTTGGAGTACAGCAAGTGGGTCTTTGGGTTCATTTTTTGATAGTACAAGAAGTGGTATTTCCGTATCAGCTACAGCTACAGATAGTGATGGAGATACAATAGTTTATTCAGTTCAATCTGGTTCTCTACCTAGTGGATTATCTTTAAATACATCATCTGGAGCAATTACTGGAACAGCAAATGCAGTTGGTTCAGACACAACTTCTTCATTTACTTTAAGAGCAACAGCAAATTCTAAAACAGCAGATAGAGCATTTACAATTACAATCAATGCACCAGTTTCAACAACTTATTCTTATACTGGTTCAAACCAAACATTTACTGTACCTACTGGAGTAAATTCTTTTGTAGTTGATATTAAAGGTGCAGGTGGTGGTTCTCAAGGAGGTGCAGGTGCAGGTGGTACTAGTGGTCGAACACAAGGAACAAGAACAGCATCAGCAGGTCAATCATATATAGTTATTGTAGGAGAAAAAGGTAAACTTACTTCTGGTACATCATTTGGAGGTGGTGGTGGTTACAATCAAGGAAATGGAAATGGTGGAGGTGGTGGAGGTCTCTCTGGTATTTTCTTAACATCATACACTCATGGTAATTCAGTTGCTATCGCAGGAGGTGGTGGTGGAGGTGCTTATGGTGGTAATTCTGGTGGTCATGGTGGAGGTTCTTCTGGTAATGGTGGTTCTCATGGTGCAGGAGGAGGTTCGCAATCTTCTGGTGGTTCTGGTCAAGGAGGTGGTGGCTCTGGTTCTGCGTTACAAGGTGGTTCTGCTTCTGGTAATGGAAATGGCGGTGCAGGAGGCGGTGGCTACTATGGAGGTGGTGGTGGTGCTGAAGGAGGCACAGACACTTCTGGTGCAGGAGGCTCTGGTTATATTGGAGGTCTTGTAAGTGGTGCTACAACAACAACTGGTGCAGGTGTTTCAGCAAATAATAATGGTTCAGTAGTTATTAGTTATTAATATGCCTAGAAAAAAGATTACACCAAAAGAATTTAGCGAAGTCGCTACAGGTGTAAGACTTTCATCACATGAGAAACTTTGTGCTGAACGAATGAATAACATTCTGAAAAGCATAGAAGAAATGAAAAAAGAAATTAAGTCGTTAAGACAAGATGTTTCTATGGGTAAGGGTGGACTTAAAGTTATCCTTGCTATTGGGACACTTGTAGTTGGAATTATAGGATTTTTTCAATTTAAATGAAATATTTATTAGTGCTGTATATGTGCAGCATGAATACTGGACAATGTCCTTCTCATACATACGCAGGTTATCAATTTAATAATCATTACGATTGCGTCATGAATGGATATGCAGTTGCTCAAACTACATTTAAACAATTAGAAGAAAATTTAGAATGGGACAAAGAGTATATAAACGAAAACAAAATCGTTATTAAATTTGAATGCCGTGGGATTAAAGTGGAGAATATATAATGGGATTACCAATATTAAAATTATTAACGTTTGGTGTTAAAACAGCAGCAAACATTTATCAAACAAAAAAAGAAACAAAGCAACTTGAAGCAGTAGCAGAGAGAAACCATGTAGAAAGGATGGTCAAAGGTGAAGTCGAATATAAGAAAGCTATTATCGCTAGTAATGATAATGGTTGGAAAGATGAATTCGTCTTGGTTCTTATATCCATTCCTATTATTCTATTGGCTTATTCTGTTTTCTCTGACGACCCTAACATACGTGCTAAACTAGATATTTTCTTTGAGTATTTTTCTAATATGCCTTTTTGGTATCAAGGATTATTCATAGGAGTAGTTGGACTTAACTAAAGCAATCAAAGAATTTATTAGAAAAAAATCTTCCGATGCTCAATTAAGAAAAAGAAGTATGGATAGTATTGCTCGACCTAGAGCAAAGAAAAACATTCTAGCTAAAAATAAGGATTTACAAGGTATATGAAGATAAACGAAAACACTAATGTAGCATTACCAATTAGAAATTTATTATTTATAATAGGTGCAGTTGCTATTGGTGTTTGGGCTTATTTTGGTGTTATTGAAAGATTAAATAAATTAGAAACTTCAGATACTTTGTTTGAAGCAGATTTATTAAAAAAAGCAGAACAGACACCCAAAAATTTAGAAATTTTCATGCTTATCGAAGAGTTATTTTCTCAAGTAGAGAAATTAGAAAAAAACCAGGAGATGAACATGAGTAATAAAATTAAAATAGAATTTATAGATGAACAATTAACTAAAGCATTAAATGATATTGAAAAATTAAAAGATGCTAACAGAGAAATGAAATATACAAACGGTAATCAATGATAGAAGTAGTAGTTGCATTGTGTATGTTTATTCAAGGTGAATTAGTTGAACATCGAGTAAAAAATAAAATGTCCGATTGTTTAGAAGGCAAAAGAACTGCTGAAAGAAACACTGGGTCTGACAACATTCAATACAAATGTGGAAAAGTTAAAGCAGAAATTTCTGTAGACTCACAAGGGTATAAACACATCGAAAATATAATTAAGGAGTAGTAAATGATGATATTTGGTGAAACACCTAAATTTTATAAAAACAAAGTAAAAATATTTATTGCAGATAACAAAAAATTAGCAATTGCTTTTGTTGTTTGGTCAATAATATTACTAACAATCTAATGTCTGACAAACCAAATTCGTTTGAAGCTAAAACTAAAATTTTACCAAAACTTTTAGTAGATAAAGCATACGAGATGTTAACAAGTGGAGACAAGTTAACAGCTAGTGAATTAAAAGTTTGTTTAGATACTTGCAAAACTTATGGAGTGGAAGTAGATGAACAACCTAAGAACAGTATCACAGACGATTTACCATTTGACGAAAAATAACATTCGATGGATAGGATTTATTCTAGCTGCAATGTCAGTAGGAATATTATCTAGCACAATACTACGATTACAATGGTTTGGATGGTTTATAGGTGCAATATCTTGCTCTATATGGATTATAATATCTTTTAAGGACCAGGACAAACCAAGAACTCTTATGGAGTGTATGTATTTAGGTCTATCCGTCTACGCTTGTTATAATTGGTTTAATTATGAATAAAAAAACACCACAAATAGAGCCAAGTGTAAAAAACTTTAAAAATTTTTTATATCTAGCTTGGCAACACTTAAATCTACCCAACCCAACACCTATACAATACGATATAGCAGATTATCTGCAAAATGGTTCTAAACGTATAGTAATAGAAGCTTTTAGAGGAGTAGGTAAATCTTGGATTACATCAGCTTTTGTATGTCATCAACTTTTACTTAACCCTCAAAGAAATATTCTAGTTGTATCTGCTAGTAAAAACAGAGCAGATGACTTTTCTACATTTACACAAAGACTAATTAGTGAAATGCCTTTGTTACATCACTTAAAACCTAGGGATGACCAACGTCATTCTAAAGTTTCTTTTGATGTTGCACCGGCTAGAGCGTCACACGCACCTTCAGTTAAATCTTTAGGTGTTACATCGCAATTGACTGGTTCACGTGCCGATTTAATTATCGCAGATGACGTGGAGTCAGCTAATAACTCTCAAACACAATTAATGAGAGACAGACTTGGTGAGACCGTAAAAGAATTTGACGCTATCATCAAACCTGAAGTAGGACGTATTGTATTCCTAGGTACACCTCAAACAGAAATGAGTTTGTACAATGACTTAGAAGAAAGAGGATTTCGAACAAGAGTATGGACGGCTTTATATCCTACACCAACGCAGCAGATTAATTTAGGTAGTAAACTAGCACCAACAATAACTGAAGCGTTAAAGAAAGATAAAAAGTTAGAAGGTAAACCTACAGACCCACAAAGATTTGATGAAGTAGACTTAATGGAACGTCAAGCTTCTTATGGTCGTAGTGGTTTTGCATTACAGTTTATGTTAGATACAACTTTAAGTGATTTAGAGAAATATCCACTTAAACTAAACGACTTAATTGTCGTATCTGGTTTATCTACATGGAAGGAAGCCCCTGCAAAAATACAATGGGCTTCTTCTACAGACCAAATTAAGAATATAGACAGTGAGCTGCCTAATGTCGGACTTAAAGGTGACTATTACGTTGCACCTATGTATATGTCCGAAGAATACGCACCATTTGAAGGTTCAGTTATGGCAATTGACCCTGCAGGACGTGGTGCTGACAGAACAGGCTTTGCTGTAGTTAAAATGCTTCACGGTATTTTATACGTAACAGCTTGTGGTGGACTTATAGGTGGTTATAGTGACAGTACGCTTGAAGAGCTTAGTACAATAGCTAAACACCAAAAGGTTAACTATGTAGTAATTGAGTCGAACTTTAGTGATGGAATGGCAACAGCCCTTCTAAAGCCTATAATGGCTCATATACACCCTTGTTCAATCGAGGAGGTAAGACACTCAAAACAGAAAGAACTACGTATTATAGACACTCTAGAGCCT